TACTATCGCGACTATTCGATAGGGACATATCAGTTGATGGAGGACGAGTCGGGTTTCGTTGATACTATAATCTGCAAATTCAAAATGACGGCCCGGCAGGCCGAACAGAAGTTTGGCGACAAATTGCCAGACAAGATAAAGAAGGCGTTGGAGAAACCGGAGACCGAGAACAAGGAATTTGATTTCCTTCATTTCGTAGAGCCGAGGAAGAACCGTAACCCCAAAAGAAAAACAAATATCAATATGCCGGTCGAGTCGGTATATATAGCGGTCGATGATAAACAGATAGTTGAAGAAAGCGGCTATGAGGAATTTCCATTCGCTACCCCTCGATGGGCCAAGTCCACAGTTGAGAAATACGGGCGGGGGCAGGGTACGGAGATCCTGCCCGATGTCCGTGTCCTTCAGCAGTTAAAGAAGGACTTCATTGAGTGCGGCAACAAGTGGAACAATCCTGCGTTGCAGGTATTGAGCTCTTTTGAGGGCAGAGTGCGTACCATTCCCGGGGCGCAGAATATAGTCGAGGAGCTTGGTTCTATCGCTTCGATATCGGACGGCGCCAAGGGTTCTTTCCCGATAACTAAAGACATGCTGATATTTCAGCAGGACATAATACATAAAGCGTTCTTCAAAGATGTATTTGAACAGCTTGGTGACTTGAAGGGCGACAGACGAACAACCACAGAAATACTCGAAAGAATAAATGAGGGTTTGCAACGTCTCGCCCTTCCAGTTGCCCGGTTACAAAGTGAGCTATTTAATCCGTTGATAAAACGGACGGTATTACTCCTGATAAGAAATGGCAGGATACCTTATCCTCCGGCCGAGTTACAGGGTCAGGGTTTTGGTATTGAGTATCGCGGCCGTCTGGCCTTGGCCCTTCGTAATCAGCAGAGCAAAGCGTTTCAGCAATGGTTGGCGTTCGTGGCACAGATGGACCTTGTGTTCACTGACCAGAAACCATCGGACAATATCGACTCTGACGGAGCGGTCGTTCGCATGGGCGAGTCGTTGGGAGTCAACATTGACGACATAGCGAGCGAGGTGGACAGGGACCAGAAGCGTATGGCAAGGGCGCAGATGATGCAGGCGCAGATGGCTGCGCAAGCGGCACAGATCGGGGCGGATGCCATTAATAAGACTTCAAAGAAACCTGAGGCAGGTTCGCCCGCAGAAGCCATGATGGGTCAAATGGGCGGTGAGCAATGAACCAGAAAGCAAAAGAGATAGTAGAACAGGCATGGCGGGACTACGGTGTCGCATTTAGTTCTGAACAGGGCAAGAGAGTTCTTGAGGACTTGATGAGGCAATGTTACATGGATACACTGACCTATGTCCCCGGAGATATGCAGGGCTCTGCGTTCAACGAGGGCAAGAGATTTATTGGACTTCACATAAAGAGGATTTTGGAATACAAACCGCAATAGGAAAGGGAAAGTTTCATGGACGATAAAGTAATAAGCGACATAACAGGAGCTTCGCCAACGCCCCCGTCTGCACCGCCGGTCGCGGGTGCAGGGACATCGCCAGTATCCTTCGTGGGTTCGGACGGTAAGTTTACGGAGAACTGGCGGAGTGCTTTGCCCGAAGAGATACGTAATGAGAAGTATTTTGATAGTTTCAAAGACCTTCCGGGTCTTGCCAAGACTGCGTATCACGCGAGCAAACTGGTCGGGGCCGACAAGATAGTCCGTCCTACGGACAAGTCTACGCCTGAAGAGTGGGATGCTTATTATACCGCCGGCGGACGCCCGAAGGACGCGGCCGGTTATCAACTTGAACCGCCTCCCGAGATCAAGGATTATATCATACCGGAACGTATGACGCAGGCGAGGGATGTTCTACATAAGGCCGGCCTCAATCAGAAACAGGTCAACGATATCTTCGGCCTTTATAGTAACTGGTTGAAGGACGACGTTAAGAACATGGGCGACAATCAAGTACTTGCCAAGAAGACCGCTGAGGATTCCTTGCGTACTAAATGGGGCACACAGTACGATGAGCGGCTACACATGGCCAATCGTATTATCAGTGAGAATGTAGCAAGCGACGAAGAGAAAGAGGAGCTGCTTGCTTCTGTGGGGAACAGCCCTGCGGTGGCGAACTTTCTTTCGAACATCGCAGACAAGTTCATGGAAGCGAAGTTGATAGTGCCAGAGGTCACGGCGACCAATAACATCGACTCACAGATAGCGGAGGAGATGGCCAAACCTGAGTATCTTGGTGGTTTCCAAAACGGCAAACAGATATCCCCGCAATTACATCAGGCGGCAATAGATAAAGTAAACAGGTTGATGGAACAGAAAAGGAGAATAAGTCCTACGAGGTAAGCTACGGCTCTCAGAGGATTTTTATATATAGACGGACAACCTCTTACCGAGGCCCGAAAGATGGTGGTAAGCCACCCTTGAGCAAAGTGATGCAGGCAAGGTCCGTGTGTGCGGATAACCAAACCGAACAAACGAATTACAACAAAGGAAAGGTTATCCTATGAGTACTCAAATACCCATAACCTTCGTTGATCAATTCAAAGCGAACCTGCTCATGCTTTCACAGCAGAAACCTGCAAAGCTCAGAGCAGTATGTCGCCCCGAAGCGATTACCGGAGACACAATGTATGTCGAGCGCATTGGCCCCAAGGATGCGGTCCAGAATACGACACGGCATGCGGTTACCCCGATTTCGGACGCCTCGCATACCAGACGCAGACTGACCATGAAGGACTACGATGTCCCTGCTGACATCATAGACAAACCCGATAAGTTGAAAATGCTTATCGATCCTCAGTCAGCCTATGTCCAGAATCAGATGTTCTCCCTCAACAGAGCGATAGATGATGTAATCATCACCGCACTGTTTGGTGCATCCTACGGCGGGCACGAGGGCGGGACAACTATCAATGTTCACGATGTCGGCGAGAGCCGACTTGTTGAGTCGTCTGGCGTCATAGTTACAGCCGGTAGCGATTTCTCGAACACGACCGAGACCGGTTTGACTATCGCCAAACTGCTTACATGTAAACAGTTGCTTGACGATGCCGAGATCGATGAAGACAGGCAGAGATATTTCCTCTGCAATCCTTACAACTTGAACCAGTTGCTCAATCTGACTGAAGTAAAGTCTGCGGATTACAATACCGTCCGTGCTTTGGCACAGGGCAGTATTGACACCTTCATGGGTTTCAAGTTCATCAAATCGACCAGACTTCCGGCCGATGATACCGATACGGGTGCGACCAAGTGCGCAGCTTTTGCACAGGACGCGATCGTATTGGCCGTGGCGCAGGAACCGGCTGTGGACGTATCTGTCCGCAACGACCTGCGCAACGCGATACAAGTATATTCAACACTTAGTATCGGTGCGACAAGAGTTGAAGGCCCGGCAGTGGTTCCCATAACACTGAAGACTTCGTAAAGGAGATTTCCATGTATATAGAGAAATTAGCTTACCCCTGTGCTCCTCTGGACTATCAGGCTGAGCCTCAGGACTTGACCGGGGTTTACAACTTGGGAATATATACCGCTGAGACGACTCAGAGATATGTATTCGGAACGAGGAAGGTAACATGGGACGGCCGTGTTTTTAAGTACGGTCATTGTGCCGCTGCGGTCTATTCAGGCTACGGTGCATTCAATGCCGGTACGCACTACGGCGACTATGTTGTCATGCCCATTGCGGCCGCCATTGGCGCTTCCGCAGTAACAATAACCATCGATTCAAGTGCCGGTTTCGCCGGCGATGGTGCGTTGGCTAAAAATGAACTCGCCGGTGGGTACATCGTGTTCGATAACAACACCACAGGTTCACAGACGAGGCTCATACTTGCCAATACCGCCGTTGCCTCTGGCGGCGGCACGAGCATAATCAACCTTGACGGCCCGATAGCCACTACGGCTTTGACGACCTCTTCGGGTTCAGAGTTAATACTGAATCCTTATGCTCACCTCTCGGTGGCCCCCAATGGTTACGCATCAGTGATGGGTGTTCCGGCCGTTTCGGCCAGTGCCACCTACAACATCTGGTTACAGACTTGGGGTCCCTGTTGGGTAACGCCTGGCGGCAGCGACGCTTCTCCGGGCGACACGGCAGGCGACAGGACCATGTACTTTGTCGGTGACGGTTCAGTCAACGGCGGTACATCCCTGACTCTCGAGACCGGTTATCAGGTTGCGGGTTTCATCATCGATGAGACCGCAAGCGGTACTTCGGCCATGCCGATGTTGATGCTTCAGATTTCCATATAGTCTCAAAGGAGGGGGCGGCCTTAAACCGCCGCCCCCTGTTTTTTATGAAGATACATGCAAATACACAGAAGGCCGAACGAGCGGACATAGTTCCGCCGAATATGAGTGCAAAGGCCTTACAAGAGGAAGTGAACTACCGGACTTGGAAGGCGGGATACACTACCAAACTCGGTGAGTGTCGATGTGCGACCAAGATCATGGGAACGATATTTTGGGGCAAAGAGAAATTTAACCAATGGCCCCGCGACAAAAACGGAAACTTAATTGAGTAAGGAGTAATACTATGGCAGCGGCAACAGCTAACCAGACCCTTCATGGGTTTATCTATTATTTGAAACACAATCCGGTCAAGTCCATCGAGGCAGGTATGACGCACGCAGACCTTGATGCGATGGTCACTCTGTATGTGGCGGCGAACGCATCTGATGCTACCTTGACCTCAGACCCGCTTTCTTATGGCGCAACGCAGGACTTCCCGAAGAAGGGCGGCGGTGACGGTACTGGTGTAGCAGCTACCACTCCGTCAACGGCGGTCTGCGATCAGGCGCTTTATCCTGACCAACATTTTGGCTCATAAAGGAGGTTCGTTATGGCTTTCGATACAAGCGCAACTCCGGCAATAGTAAATACCGGAAATTTCATGGAGAAGGTTTTTTGGGCATTTACGGGTACAGACTCCGATGCTTCTACGGCCATTGACATCGTAGCGGCTCCGGGCTTGGGTAAGTCACTTTACATTACAGGTGTGATTATCCAAACATCGTTGGACGCTGATGCTTTTCCGCGGTTACAGGACGGCGACGCGACCCTGTTGTTTGGCCCTTGGGTCTCAGGAACTGTCGGCGCCAGTGTAATCAGTTGGAAATTCGACCAACCGCTGAAGGTGACTATTAACAAGTCCTTGGCGGTCAAATGCGCGGCGGCCGGTTCC